ATTGGCGACTTCTACCCTACTCGATCTTAAATGGATCAACGACACTGGATAAGAATTTTACTTATAATAATTCTGATGGCTTTTGAAATTGCAGTATGCATTTTTATACTAAAAGAAAAACTAAAGAAAATGAGAAAAATAAAAATTTAGATTTTGGGATGTAACATTAAAAAAAATGTGTTTTAGAAAACCACTAACCTATGATTTTGTAGTAGACCAAGTAATGCACTTCATTTGGATGTGGATAGTAGTAAATTATTGTTGCTAACGTTTGAATATGGTGAGTAGCCGACCACCTAAAAGTTTCGGTTTAAAATAAATGTTTAATAGGCTATTCACTATATTTTGTGTTAGCCACTTTACGGTAAATTATGACAGATACATTTAGATTCTTTATCAGAAAAAACTTTCCTGAGATTGGGCAAATAAGTAATGAAGATATAGACGAAATAGGGATTGAATTTCATAAGCACTTAGATAGTAAATTAAATGATGAACAAAAGATTAAAATACTACCTAAAAGTGCAATGGATATAGTAATGAATAGCGAACACCCATTTAAAACAAATGGATTTGAACCTGCTTATGTGTTGCACTTTACTCAATGGGTAAAAGAACAACAGGAAGCACAGGGGTAGTATTGTGGCTAACACCCGTATAAAAAACGTTTAAATGTTTTTATACACTGTTAGCACAATTTTAAAAACTCCAAAAAGGAACATTGTTGGAGTTTTTAATTAGATAGCTCCCGTATTTTTGAAGCAGATAAAAGAAATATGTCTGTTTTTCAAAATGCGTTAAGATCAGTAGTTAGCTCTCCAACATTGCTTCAGGGCTTTCCTAGTTTTGGTTACGGTAGCTTAACGCAATCTGCGAATAAAGTAAATGTAGGCAGCTCGTTAACGCTTTCCGCATTTTACAGTGGAATAGACATGATTGCCAATTCTATTGCCATACTTCCACATGCTGTCATTCAAAAAACAGACGATACAGTTTCCTACCTTAAGGATCACCCGGTCCATAAATTACTTAATAATAGACCAAACTACCACCAGTCTGCTTTTGGTTTTAAACACCAAATAGCTGCAAACGTATTATTAAGGGGTAATTTTTTTGCTGGTATTGTGACCGATGAATCTGGCAACAAAATAGCTTTAAAATTTTGGGACTCAAATCTGGTAACGGTTATAGATCATGAAAATGAATTGTACTATGAGTACAAAGGTAAGATGTACAAATCTTATGAGGTGCTGCATATACCGGGCTTTTCATTTGATGGGAAGTTAGGTAAATCTGTTTTAGAATTTGCAGCAGATAATCTTGGTGTTACACTCAATGCACAAAAATTTGGCTCTAGCTCTCTAGAAGATCAAGGCCTTAGTTATGGGGTGATTGAAACCGATAAAGTTTTAAAAGCTCCTGCAAAAGATGCTATAGGTACAGCTTTTGAAAAAAGGCTTACGACTATGAATAAGCATAGAGCAGCAGTACTGGATGAAGGGATGCAATATAAAAGGATAGGTCTTAATCCTGAAGAATCAAAATTTATTGAAACCTACGCCAGTGGTACAGAAGATATTGCCAGGTGGTTACACATCCCAAATCACAAATTGAGAATAAAAGGTGAGGGCGGTTATAACTCTATGGTGCAGATGGAGCAAGACTATCTACAATCTGCTGTAAAACCTATTGCCCAAAAGATTAAGGAAGAATTGGACTTTAAACTTTTTACAAATTCTGAAAAAGAAAAGTCGATAGCAATAGATCAAAACTTTAAAATATTACTTCAAGTAGATCCTAAGTCTAGAGCGGAATATTACAAGTCTATGGTATTCCTAAAGGCTATGACTCCCAACGAAATAAGAGTTTTAGAGAGTCTAAACCCTTATGACGATGGTAATCAATTTTTACAAATGTCAAATCTTCTTAATGAAGAACAAATGAAAAACTATTAGCTGATGAAAGCAAAGGATAAAATACAAGTAAGAAATGCACAAGTACGTGCAGATAGTATCAATGAAGCAGAAAGAACTATTGACTTTGTAATTTCTAGTGAAGCTGTAGATACTTATGAGACTGTTTTTAAAAGTAATGGATGGCTGCTTGATCGCTACGAAACAAATCCTATTGTATGTTTTAACCATAATCACACCGATGCTGATAGTGTAATTGGAACTTCAGTAGTTTTTATAGAAGATGGTTTAGTTATAGGTCGCGCAAAATTTGAAGCTGCAGAAAACAATCCTCTAGCAGAGAAGATTTTTAACAAGGTTAAGAATGGAATAATTCGTGGAGCCTCTATAAGGGCCGAAATATTAGACGGTAGATATGGACTAGAAGATCTTAATGAAGATCCCGATGTTTTGTATTTTACACAGCAGAGGCTAGTCGAGTGGTCTATTGTTTCTCTTAACTCCAATCCAGATGCATTGGCTAGAAATACAAATGACCTAAATGAGATTCGAAAAGAATTTACACCAGATACATCTGCAGACTCTGCCGAGGATGATACAGATGAAGAAAAAAGAACTTCAGAATTTGATGTTTTTGAAGCTCAATTACTAATCAATAAAAATAATACCCATGCTTAAAATTGCACAGTTACAACAGGAAAGAGCTTTAAAAACTAAAGCCCAAGAAGATCTGGTTAAGGCCAGAAAAGAAGGTGATGGAAAATTCACCGAAGAACAAAGAACACAATTTGCAACTCTCCAAACTGAAATCGAGGCACTAGATGCTGACATTGCAGAAGAGAGACAAATTGAAGACTTCGAAAAAAGAGCTGCAGCCCAAAAAGGTGAGCGCAAAGGTGGTGCTAAACCAAAAGGTGAAGAAGCTGAAAAGCGTGAAATCACAGAGCGTGCATCCATTACCAAAGCTTTTAGAAGTAAAGGCATTTTGGAAGGTGCAGAAAAGAACTTAATCAAATTGGAATCGAGGCCAATAGAGCTGCAGGAGTAGAAACTCCAGATAATGCAAGATTTACCATCCCTATGTCTGCTTTACGGGCTCAATCTGTCACCGGTGATAGTGGTGAAAAGGGAGGTCAATTGGTTGTAGATCAAACTCCAAGAGTGCAAATGCCTTTTCAACCAGCAACTTTCTTGGAGTCTCTTGGAGCTACAAGATTAAGCGGTTTAACTGGAGGATCTATTCCCCTTCCTGTTGGACAAAAGTACACCATGCAATGGTTAGCAGAAAATGCTGCTATTACTCCACAAGATAAGAACTTTACTGGACCAGAACTTTCTCCAGAACGCTTGGGTGGCGCAGTAGATATTTCTAGAAGACTTATTCTACAGTCTAGTCCAGATGTAGAAAGCCTTGTAAGACAAATGATTTTAAGGGCTTATGAGACTTCTCTAAATGCTGCAGCAATCAACGGAGCTGGATCTGGCAACGAGCCAGAAGGAATTTTGAACAAGGCTGGAATAGTCCTTTCTTCTGTAACAACAGCGGAAACTGCAAAATGGGAGCATGTCACTGAGCTTATGGGATTAATTGATGCCGATGATGCAACAGAAGTATCTAGAGGTTATATAATGTCTCCGCAATTAAGAGCTGCTTACATGAGCACACAGAAAGATGCTGGATCTGGTCGTTTTGTAATGGACAGAAGAGATGAACTTAATGGATATAACGCAAGTGCGACTTCATTAATGCCAGTACTTAGCGGAAATCAAGTCTTAATTTACGGAGACTTTAGTAAATTGTTTATTGGAGAATGGGGCGCAGTGTCTTTACTGGAAGATCCTTATTCTGCTTCTTTGAGTAATGCCATTAGATTGGTAATTAACTCTCACGCAGGTGTAGAGATAGCTCAGGAAAATGCATTCTCTGCCAACAAATTTATCACTATATAATCATTTATTGTGTTGCTCTGGGTCTTATAGGCTCAGAGTAATATGATATTAAATACTTAAAAGTTATGTCTGAAGAAAATAAAAATGAAGATGTAAAAGTCGAGCAATCTACTGGTGAAGCTAAAAAAGCTGCAGATCAAGAAAAGTCTAAAGCTAAGAAAGCAAAATCTAAAAAGCCAGAAAAGCAAAAGGATGTAAAGGTGAAGATCCTTTGTCACAATGCAGCTGGAAAATACGGTCTTCCACAACATAAAGGGATGACTGTTATCTTAAAAGAAAAACAGGCTGACGAGTTAGTGAAAAATAAAGATGGCGAAATAGTTAAATAATCTATGAACACTTTCAGTCTTACATACGGTGCTCCAGAAGCAACAGAAAGTATAGTTACTCTTGCCCAGGCAAAAGCAAATTCTAAAATAGATTTTGATGATGAAGATGCATTGTTACAATTATTTATAGATTCAGCCACTACCGAGATAGAAAACTATCTGGAATATCCTGTGCTAAAACGACAGGGATCTACCGTAAAAGTTGAAGGTTGGTTCGATAGATTTCAACTTAAATTTCCCATTATAGAAGATGGCATCACAGCTCTTAAGTATGAAGATGAAAATGGTACTCTGAAAGATATCCAAGATAATAATTGGAATTACGAAAGTAAGATCCTCTACTTAGACATGGATATCCCTTCAGATTTTGGCTATAGAATCTTTATCACTGCAGATCTTGGTTATAGTGTTGCGGACATTCCTGCGGACATAAAGAGAGCTTGTCTTTTGCTATTCGCTCACAACGACACCTACAGGGAAAATATGCCCATTAAATTTAATCAGGCAGCGCACAACGTATTGCGACCTTACAGAAAAACATTTTGATGAATAAATCTGCATACATACACGCTGGACAATTAAATAGAAAAGTATCTCTATTCAAAAATACAGCGACCAAAACCGACACCGGAGAATCCACTCAAGAAGATGAGTTGGTGAAAGAGGTGGTGTATGCAAAGCGTGAAGATTTTACAGGAAGTGAAGATGATGACGATGGTAGAGTCATTGGAATTGGAGTGGTGGCTTTTATTGTAAGGTTTAGTTCTGATCTGTTTGTCAATGGACAAAAGTATTTCGTTAAGGACTTTGATGGGATCTACCAGATCAACTCCATAGAATTATCTGGCCAACAAAAAAATAGATTTCTTAAACTTAAATGCACAAGACGTGGACATTGATGTAAAAGGATTTTCGGAGCTCAATCGAAAGCTGAAAAAGCTAGACGACAAAATGACTAGGCGTGAAGTGCTTAAGATACAAAGGAAACTAGCGACACCATTGGTAAGGGCTTATAGGGATGAACTCCCACAAAGCAATAGGACTACAAAGCGTTTTGGGAATAGCTATCCACCAGGCAACCTTAAGAAGTCTGTGGCAAAAGAAACCGTGCCGGCTCGTGCTGTAGGCGGTAATCCACAAATAGTGGTAAGACCTTCTACAAAAGGAAAAAAGGCGGTTACTACCGGCACATGGTTGTAGACAAAGGAACTGAGATAGGATCTAACAAACGTGGATCTAGAAAACAAATAAACACAGTTGTGGACAAGGCTAGAGATAGAGTAGTCTCGCAGCGTAATTCATCAACTACTGCTAAGTACGAAAAGCAAATGCAAAAATTTATTCAGAAAAAAATTGATAAACTAAGCTCATGATACTACAGGCAGCAAAACATGTAAATGAAGTAATGAGTCTGGAAGCAATTACAGATGTGATAGATGCTAATGTATTTTGGGATCTAGCCACACAAGAAAAAGAACTCCCTTTTGTCAATTTTAAATTAAGCAATACTGGACCAATCACAAAAGATGGAAGTGCGCAATATGCAGTAGACATTTTTGTATTCGCCAAGTCTTTAAATCAAGGAGCTACAATAGTAGATGCGATTGAAACTGCAATAAAAGAATCAAGTTACAACTGGAAGTTTCGTGGAAACGAGACAGGTTACAACTACAGCGATGGCCGTGAAGGTCTTTGCACAATTAATTATGAATTTAAATTTTAAATCTTAGAAATTATGGCCGGAGAAAAAGTAATGAATGGTAACCTAAGGATGACCTTAGACGAAAAAACAGTATATCATTCTACAGAATGTAGCGTAAGTCTTACAAGAGAAATCAGAGAGCGATCTACAAAAGACACAGATGGTGTAGAAAGGGCTAAAGGCCAGAAGTCTTTCAGCGGTTCTGCATCAGCATTGGCGGTTTATCTTTCGGATGGTGAAGATGCTCACGATTTTGGAGCCTTGTTCGATCTTTACAATGACGATACTGATACTGCTATCCCTATTGAATTTGTTCCCTCAGAAGGTGATGCATCTTTTATGTTTAAAGGTGAATGTATTATCGAAAGTTTAGAACTTAATCTAGCAGTAGAAGAAGATGGTACAGCTTCTATATCCTTTTCTGGATCTAAGAAATTAGAGAAAGTAGATCTTCCAAATATATAAGCTTATGAAATCAATCACGATAGAGGGTGTATCTCACCCTATAAAGTTTGGTTATGGGGCTTTTAGACATCTTGGTGTGCTTTGGGAACAAGAAGGAATCCAAGGTGTGATTAAGGTATTTGAAAAAACCTTTAGCAATATAAGTGCAGATCCCAAATTTGATGCCTTGGAAAAAATAGGAGATCTTGTAAATGCTGGAGTTATAAATGCTGGTGGCGAGTCTTTGAATACAGATGACATCTTAAATGATTTAGTCTTTCAGGATTCTGGTAAATTGCAAACGGTGGTCGATGCTTTCATGAAAAGCATTCCAGGCGCAGAAAACGGAAAAAAAAGGTGAGCCAGAAGAAAGCTCCAAAACCGAAACCGAAAGCAAAGAAATAACATGGGATGAACTGGAAGAAATTGCCTTTGGTATCTTACAAATGCGTGAGGATGATTTCTACCAGACCACTCCTAGAGCCTTTAAGAATAAAATAAAAGGCTTTGAGCGTTATGAGGAAAATCTATTTAAGGAGCGATGGGAAATGCACCGGGAACTTATAGTCACTGTACTTTCTCCGCACTTAGATAAGAAACATAAAAAGAAATCTATGCATGATCTCTATCCTTTAGCCTGGGATAATTCAAAATTAAAAAGTCTCAAAAAAATAGATCCTAAAGAATTGTGGTCTAAGATAGATGAGGCAAAGAAAAGTAAAGAATAAAATTTTAGTTTGTTGTTTTTTCATAATTCGGGAAAACCCCTCAATCCGTTGAGGGGTTTTTTTGTAGCATAAAGGAAACAATGTTGGAGTCCAGCAGACGAGTTCATTTCTATTTTTGAAGCTATTCACAAAGTCACCTCATGAGTAGTTTAGCCAACATATCGATACGATTTAGAGCGGACTTAAAGCAGTTTTCTTCCCAGATGAAAAATGTGGAAAGAAGCTTAAAGTCAGTTGGAAAACGAATGACCAAAGTAGGCAAAAACCTGACTGTAGGTCTTACTGCTCCTATTGGCAGTCTTGGTGTTTTGGCTGTAAAAACCTTTGCAACTTTTGAGCAGTCTATGGCAAAGGTTGAAGCGATCTCTGGAGCAACTTCAAATGAACTTATTGCGTTAACAAAAAGTGCGGAAGATCTTGGATCCTCCACACGTTTTGCAGCTACCGATGTAGCTGGACTTCAGTTGGAATTTTCTAAACTAGGATTCGATCCTTCTCAAATACTAGATGCTACAGAAGCTACACTCGCACTTGCACAAGCTTCTGGTGAAGATCTAGCACAATCTGCAACCGTTGCAGCTTCTACCGTGCAAGGTTTTGGGTTGCAGGCAAGTGAAACAGGACGTGTTGTTGATGTGATGGCAAAGTCCTTTTCTAGCTCTGCACTTGATCTTACCAAATTTCAGGTAGCGATGTCTACTGTAGCACCTGTTGCAAAATCTGCAGGCCAAAGTATAGAGAGCACTACAGGAATGCTTTCTGTATTGACCAACAATGGCCTTGATGCAAGTACTGCAGGAACTGGTTTAAGAAACATATTCCTAGATATTGCACAAGCTGGAATGACTCTAGATGAAGCTCTAGATATGATTAGTACCAGCGCAAATAAGAACGTGACTGCTCTTAATCTATTTGGAAAACGTGGTGCTACTGTTGCCACAGTTTTAGCAGACAATCAAGAAGCGGCTAAAGGCTTTGCAAAACAATATGATAACGCTGCTGGATCTGCAAAAGCAATGGCGAAGATCATGGACAATACTACAGAAGGTAGTTTCATGAAATTTAAATCTGCTGCAGAATCTGCTGGTATTGCTGTAGGTGAAATATTGGCTCCAATGATTAGAGATCTTACCGATTTTCTAGCTGAAGCAATTTCAGAATTTAAAGATCTTGCTCCTGCTACTCAAAAACTAATTGTTGGTATATCAGCTTTGGCTGCAGCTATTGGACCCGTATTGGTTGCGTTGGGTTTTCTAATGACTACCGTTATACCCGGATTAATTACTGCCTTTGGAATTTTAAAAGTGGCAATGTTGGCTACACCTTTTGGACTAATTGCTGCAGGAATTGGCGTTGCTGTATCTGCATTTTATTTATTTAATAGAGAAACTGAAGAAGTAGTTGAAAGTCAAGATCAACTTACAGCTGTTACCAACAGAGCTACAGAGGCCATTGCTAAAGAAAAGGCAAAAGTCGAACAACTTTTATTCACAGCTCGTGATGAAAATGTAAGTAAGCAACAAAGGATAAAAGCTATACAAGAGCTCAATAGGATCTCTCCAAAATATTTGGGGAATCTAGAGCTCGAGACTATAAATACAGATGAAGCGACTACTGCTGTAAATAAATATAATGAAGCCTTACTAAAAACTGCAAAGGCAAAAGCAGCACAAGAAAAGCTGCAGGAGATCCAGGCTAAAATTATAGAAAAGGAGCTCGAACTATCAGCAAGACGAAAAGCAGTGACAGATGCACAAGCATCATCTTTTAATGGTGTAGCTGATAATGCACAAGCAGCTGCAGCAAAAAAAGACAACTCGCTCAGGCAGAAAATTACTAGCTATAGAAACTGCCAACGGAACTAAAGAACTGGAGGCACAAGCTGCTGAACTTCTAAAAAATAATTAAATCTTAACAAAACATTAATTGATTCACCGGTAAAGCAAACTGGCCAAGGTGGAAGAGAGCAAATAGAATCTGCAAGCACATTACAGTCTGGTGGATTAATGTCTACTGGGATAGGTTCACAACTTAGAGCAGATGGTGATATAATAGATCAAGAGACAACTAAGATAAATGAAAACTTAGCCTTGTTTAACATAAGAGCTAGGGAAATAATGGCAGAAGCTACACAAGGTTTTGCTGAAGGCTTTGGTGCTATTATTGGTAACATTGCTACTGGTAATGTAGGTATACAAGCTTTGCTAGGTTTAATGTTAGAGACTTTTGGAAACGTAGCTATAAGATTAGGTAAACTAGCTATAGGCATAGGTTTAGCAGTCGAAGGAATTAAAAAAGCATTAGAGAGTCTTAATCCTGGTCCTGCTTTGGTTGCTGGTATTGCATTAATTGCTCTGGGAACCATAGCAAAATCTGCAGCTGCAAATATTGCAGAAAGTGGTGGTAGTAATCGTGAAGCTTTTGCAGATGGTGGTATAGTCAGCGGACCTGTAAATGCTTTGGTAGGTGAATATGCCGGAGCTCGGTCAAATCCAGAAGTAATCGCTCCGTTGGATAAGCTAAAATCTATGTTAGGTGACAGTGTTGGCGGGGATATGAGATCCATACAAGTAGAAGGTAAAATAAAAGGACAGGACATCATCTTGCAGAACGCAAGAGCAACCAATTATAGAAATAGACGTGGCTAATTACGAAATACACATACAGGATGTTGATAATGTGGAAGATGATCTCATCTTGCATTATGCAGAGCGTGATGCGATTGAGCTTAACTGGCTTGGTGGTGACTCTAAGACACAGCCTATTGTGGGTAGTGAGCTTAATTTTACTCTAGAGGCTACAGATGCAAAAGATGCTGCCTTTATTGAGCTATTTACAGCAGATGAACACAAATGGCTGGTGACCAAAAAAATATCGACTACTCAAGAAATCGTTTGGCAAGGTTACTTGCTTCCAGAATCTTACGAAGAACCTTACAGACGTGGGATATTTTACGTTAACTTTTCTGCAGTAGATGGTCTGGGATTGCTTAAAGGACTTAAGCTTTCTGCTGACTTTTACAATGAAGAAAAACGGTTATTGAAGTGCTTTGCGCTATTTTAAAACTGACGAAGGTAGATCTAGAACTTTACTTCTCCCCTGCTCTCATTAACA